GCGATGGTTGGCTGGCTATTAATTAACGGTGTGCCGTGGAGGGGTTAAAGAAAGACCTAATTGCCGAGGAAGGCATACGGCTAAAGCCGTACCTGTGCCCAGCCGGTAAGACCACCATTGGCATTGGTCGGAACCTGGATGACGTTGGCATTACCGAGGACGAGGCTATGGCTATGCTTGATAATGACATCGGGCGGGTTAAGGCCCAGCTTGCCAAGGCACTCCCCTGGCTGGAAACCAAGCCCCCCGGCGTTCAACGAGCCATAGCCAATATGACCTTCCAGATGGGCCTTGGGGCGCTGCTGAAGTTCAAGAAAATGCTCGCCGCCCTGCAAGCCAGGGATTATACTTCGGCCCGTACGGAAGCCCTGGATAGCGCCTGGGCCAAGCAGACTCCGCAACGTGCAAAGCGTGTAACTGATCTATTCAAGGAGGATTAAATGGACACGACAAAATGGTACGCTAGCAAGACTTTGTGGGTAAACTTAGTTGCCACCTTCGCCACCCTGACCGGTGTGTTTAATCTTGACCTGGGCCTGACGCCCGACGTTCAGGCGACCGTGGTAACGACCATCCTGGCGCTGGTTAATATTGGTCTGCGCTTCGTGACGACGACCCCTATTTCTAAGTGATCGGTCTGATTAAAACGGTCTTTGGGGCACTCGGGGCGATCTTCGGGTACTTCAAGGACCGGCAACTTATCAACGCTGGCAAAGCGGAACAGGCCAATGACACTGCTCAAGCTACGCTGGACACCATTGCTAAAGTTGTTGTTCCTATTACCGATGCTGACCGTAGCCGCGTGTGGGAGCGTCTCCAAGCCAAGCGTGGACCCAAGCCGAGTGTGCCTGATGATCCCGTCGCCTGACCTAGAAAGCCCAACGCGCTGGATGATGGACTACGCTGTGGTGTGGTCTGAGAGATTGGGTTGTGGATAACATGAACTGGAGCGACATCTTAAAGGCCGTCATACCTGTCGTCGTCGCGGCAATTGCTTGGCTGCTGGGCGAGGTCAACGGCATGGGCATCAGAATGACCAAGATAGAGGGTCAACTTCCTGTGCTGATAACGCCTCAAGGCATCCCGGCAGACAGCCCAATCTCGGCTGAAGCGCGGCACAAAATGAAAGAAGAAGTGTTCACGCAAATGAACGACTTGAACGTCCGTTTGAGGCTAATGGAAGAACGGCAGAAGCAAAAGTAAATAAAAGGGGGTGAGCCTAAGCCCACCCCATATCTTCGTCGTCGCTCACAATCTGCGCCAAGGCGTTGCGTTAAGGATGTGAAATAAGATCAGTTTTTGCGAAATCGTCAAATCTGGGGGCGGTTCAAACAAACGTAAGAACGCTTTAAATATTTTTTTCACTTTAAATCTCCATTTCTTTGTCTGCCAAATTCTGCATTCCCTCGAAGTAGCCGGTCACGATCACCTCGATAAGATCAGACCACTCCTTCTGGCTGAACTCAGCCATGTCGGTCTTCTTCAGCCACTCTAAATACTCTCCAGCCCGTTCGCTGGATAGTTCCATTGCTTTCTTTTCGTTCTTAGTTGGGTCTATCATACAGTTGTCCTGACATTGTTTAGAGCAAAAGTGCAGCACTGGGCCGATAGTGCGTATGACCTTCGGGTCAAATTGAAAGCCTCGACTCTCCCGATGACATATGTGACACATCAAATTTATATTGCGTGATTTCATCAAATTTGCCGTTGCGTTTGATTTGTATAGAACTTGGCTTTCTTAATTCGTGCTTCCGCACAATCGCTTCGACTATCGAAACTGGCGACTTCATACTACCACTGCGACGAAGCCACCAAGCCTTAGCTTTCTCAGCGGCAAAGCCAAAGTGTTCCAAGCAAACCCACTCGCTGTACTTTAAGAACCCACAGCCGTAAGTCACCTTGAGGCTGTCAGGCTTCCCAGCCTTGCGGTGTGTGGTATACTGGACGCTATCAACATCAACCCAGTGCGTAAGGCTACCGCTCGATAGAACCGGCAATTCGCTGGCTTTAGATACGATCTGAATCTCGCGGGGGAACTCGTAGCCGCAATCAGGGCATTGCATACAGGACAAATGCAAAACGCTACGGCATTGAGGGCAGTTCTTAACCAGGGGGCCGTCGCTCGGCTCGGTCTTCTCCCGGTGGTCCTTGTTCTTGACCCTGGCTTGATCGACAGGCCCGTGGCGCTGAATGTTACGGGCGAAGTCTAGAATCAAGCAATTGGCCTTATCCTCGGCAATACGCATACCCCGGCCAACGATTTGTACGTACAACCCTGGGGACTTGGTAGGCCGCAAGACGGCGATCATGTCCACTTGCGGTGCATTAAAGCCTGTCGTCAGCACGCCCATAGAACACAGCGCACGTATCTCACCGCGTTTAAACGCTGCAATCGTTTCGGCACGTTCGTCTTTAGGCGTGTCGCCAAAGATGGTGCGGCAATTCACGCCTTCTTCGTTCAGCATTTCCGACAGATGGCGGCAGTGTTCCACGCCAGAGCCAAAAACCAGCCAATGGTTACGATCTTGGCCCCACTCAATCATCTCCTCCACGGCTCGGCGGTTGATGCCTTCTTCGTCTACAGCCTCTTGCAGCTCGGCCTGGATGAACTCCCCACCCCTTGTATGAACGCCGCTGGTGTCTAGTTCTAACCGTGTGTTCTTGGTAATCAGGTTGCAGAGGTAGCCTTCCTTGATTGCGTCCAGCACGCTGTAATCGTAGCAAACGTCATCAAACAAGGCGTTGTCACCCCGGTGCAGCATTCCGCTGTCCATGCGGTACGGTGTAGCCGTCAGCCCGATGATCCGCATCTTGGGGTTGGCTACGCGAAGGCTGTTGAGGAACTTCTGGTACATCGTGTTGACCTTGCGCGGTATCAAATGCGCTTCGTCCACGATTACGAAGTCCACCTTCTGAAATAGGTGCGCTTTGGAATGTACGGACTGGATTCCGCAGAACACAACGGTTGGGGTGTGTTGGCGCTTACCAATGCCAGCCGAATAGATACCAGCGTCAGCCTCGGGCCATTGACGCATCATCTCTTCATGGTTCTGTTTAATCAGTTCCATAACGTGAGTGACAACTACGATCTTCATCTCGCCGTATTCGGCAATCGAACGGCGGCATATCTCGGACAGCACAAGGCTCTTGCCGGTGCCGGTGGGCAGAACGATCAGCGGGTTGGCCGAATGGCCATCACCCTCAAACCACTCAAATACTGAATCAACCGATTGTTGTTGGTAAGGACGTAACTGTAGCATTTTGGTTCCTAATTATGTTTCCATCATTGAGTTTGTATTCAATCCAGCCTTCACCGGCATCAGTTTGCGTTCCCGGCATCAGGCCAGGGTTGTACAAATGATCCTTACAGCCAGACTTCTGTACTTCACGACTTAGTTCTTGTTTGTGCAGTTCGCACATCCATTTGCCGTTTTGAGCGGACGTTGAGTGAACGCAAGTGCGGCAATTCGGTGTTGGTATCTTACCGCTGTGGCAATTTTCAGTAAACGGACACCACTTACATTGGAACCATGCCGCGCTTTCAGATATGCGCGGCGGGGGCTTATCGGCGCTAACGATCTTGTTGGCCCGATCTATGTAGTGCTTGGCCGCGTCAGGGTTTAACGCCGTAAAGCACGCTGTATCATCACGGCTCCCTGGCGTGCAAACCGTCAGGTAGTGCCACTTGATATTGAAGTAATGCATATATAGCTGGGCCTGAGCGAAATAGATTTCGTCCCATTCCATCAAGGCACAGGTTTCGTCTTTTATCTTCAGCTTTATCAGCTTCTCAAACTTCTCGACGTTTACACACTTGTGTTCCCAAACGTGTTGTTCTGGGGAATGTTCTAGCCCGAAGATGATACCGTCTAAGTGGCCGCGAATGTGGCCGTCTTCAAAGCCAAACTGTTCGCCGTTTTCTTGATGGGTATGGAGCGATATGCCATCCACCAGCCGCAAGCGGCCAGCCATCACTTCTTCGCTGTTGTGGCCGTCTGCAATGGCTTTAAGAGACTTGGCTGTCATCTTCTCCGCATTGACCCAGTGAAACTGGTTCCATATGCGCCGTTCGCAAGCCGAGCCAATGGAAGACGCGCCGATGTAGCCCCGCTGATCTGAGGTGTACTGCTGTTCCATAGCATCGTTCATACGCATAAGCGTTGGATCGGGGAGACTGATAGGGACCATTTATTTTTCCTGCGGCAAGACTGCATTCAAAGAAAAGCCGGGGGCATTACACCCCCGGCTAACCTTGCTACTTTTCCCAGGGCTTCTTCTTGGGACCGTTATCAGAAACCGCCGGTACAGCACGCACAGCCGTCGCTTGCGTGGCGGAAGCGTCTGAGGAAACGCTTTCGCTGATAGCAAAAAAACGAAACCTGTTTTCGTCTTCACCATTGTCGCTGCGTTTTCCCATAGCAACGCGGACCTTCAAGGGAATGTTGTGCAGCGTTGCCGTGTTCTTGAAAGGCTTGCCTAGTAAATTGGTAGCACGGTGCAAATCTTTCAAAGCACGGTTCGCAATTTCAACAGTTTTTTCGCTTCTGTTTATTACGTTTAAGTTTTCATAGAATTTACGGCCAACATATTCACCGTCAATAATCGTAAACTCAAGGTTGATGTATTTGCCAAAACCGTTTTTAGTGTCTTTAAAATCACTGTCGGTTATTTC